ACCTTACCTTTAGCAATGACTTCTGGGTCGCTCCACTTCTCTCCACGTGCCTCTACAAGCTTCTTAACAAAAGATTCCACTGGTTGGGTATCTTCGGTCTTCTGCTCTGCTACAGGAGCCTCCTCGGTTGGAGTAACTTCCTGCTTATCTTCAAATACTGACATTTACTTGCCTTCGGTTAGGTCAATTAGTTTCAGAATGTCATCCAGCACCGAGTTATACTCGTTTACTGCGACTTGTCTTAGTTCCCAGTTGGGAACCTCATAATCTCTCAGACACTCTTTTCTTTTGTAATGTCGTTCGAGAATCTCTCTCAGGTCATCGAAAGCGTTCCTGTGTCCTAAGACCTCAGTTTTACGCGCTTCCTTGTCTTGACCTGACAAACCTTTCGTCCATACTGCCTGCATCTTAGATACCTAACGCTTCTGCGGATGCTAGTTGCTCTTGGTTTTGAGCCTCTGCCTCTTGCATCATCTGTTGGGTTTCAAGTTGCTCAGTGACTGCCACGTTCTCTTTGAACAGAGAAGGCTCACCAAGTTCCTGTGCGAGAATCCTAGCGAACTCTTTGCCGGACAGGTGAGGGGCAACGGACGGGTCTTGTGCTTTGATCTGATACAGTTGGGTAAGGCTCTGGACCCTACGAGCACGTTCAGCAAAGTGCCGAGCGCCCACGGGGACGATCTTTCCCTCTGCGGTGATGTCCTGCCGAGTAATCGACTGGAACAGTTGAACACCAGTGTTGTCATCCATAACGCGGATGGTGTCACTCATGTGCATCCTGCGTCTGGCGACCTCTAACATAGCGTTCAAAGCAGGCTCTAGGAACACGCGCTCAAAGTGAGCAGTCTTGTGTTCGAAGATTCTGGATGCGGATGTCTGGAGGGACTGGACCTCAAAGGCAGTCTTTTCACCAGGTGTCCTGATACCCATTGCTTGTTTAGGAGCGCCAGCCATCTCCTCCATCTTCTGTTCGAGGAGGTTGATCTGCATGTCCGCTTGGAGTGCAAGTGGGTCAGGTTGTAGGTAGCCTACGTCACCCTCTTCCCCCATGTAGATGCGTGATCCAGGTGAGAAGTCGAAGTCCTCAACGTCGCCCCTGATCTTAATCATCGGGTATGCAATCTGGTCGAACACGTCAGCCTTAAGGTTCTCAAGGTGGTCGATGCGATACTGCATCCCAACCAAGTTATCCAAGGGGCCCATAGCGTATAGGTTATCCTGACGGACTCTCCAGCCGACGTGGAAGATGGGAGCATCCCCAAGCCACGAGGGGTTCTCATCATTGCTAAGGACGTGTGCTCTGTCCATAACGGTCACTACGCGGTCTTGGAGGAACTCCCCAGACTCTTTGTCGAAGATGTCCCCGAAGAAGGTCATAACCTCAACCATGTCGGATTCGTAGTATTGCTCAAGGCTACTAAAGCCATCAGCAACAAACCCGTTGGACTTGTGGTAGTCACCCTCAGTGTTCCTGACCGAGCGTCTCCCCTCAACCATCTTGTTGAAGGCTTTCTTCATAGACTCGTTGGTCGGGTCTAGTTCGATCTCCCGCTTGATCTCACCCATAGTTTTCATGCTACGGATGATCTTTGGGGTCGATGAGAAGTTCTTCGCAATCGGGTTGAAGCAAATATCGTAGGGGCTGATACGGACCAGCTTAGGGCCAACGTATTGCGGGGTGTACTCACCATCCTCTTTGAAGATGAAGCCATCCTCCCACTCAACCATCCCGAAGCAGTTGCCGTAAAGGATGTAGTCGTTGAGCAGTTCAGATACAGTGTTCACAAAGCCAGACATCCTGACCTTGGTTTCCATGTACGCCTGAATAGTGTCCCGCTTCTTCTTGGTAGCAGCCGCCTGCGAGTTTGCCTCCCAGCGCATCCACTTCTGCTGGGGGAACATCGTAGCGAAGTAGTTCGCATGGAGGTTGTCAGCGATCTGTGTCAGCTTGGGGGTGGTCGTGGTGTTCGACCAAGGAAGAATAGCGTTTCCAGTAGTCTTGGTGTCGGTGGCATACAGGTAGTTACGGAGTTCCTTGGTTTGTTCAATCCAAGTACCCCGTAGTTCATTCCATGTGCGCCACCGCTCCGCGATCTCCACAGCAAGGGAGTCGGGGTTCAGGAGGTGCTCAACGTCTAAGGTCTTACTCATTATCTGCTATGTCCTGCTCTGAACCTTGACGCTGCCCACTCCACGTTGTCTGTGCGTGTGGTGCGGTTGCTCCTTGTAGGGGCTACTGCCATATCAATAGCAGAGGCCAGAGCGTCTTTCACGTCATCATGTGGGGGGTTTCTTGATTGCAACTCTTCCTCTAGGTACTGGATGTTTCCACCCCTGTAGTGCCAGATTTGAAGGTTGTCATAACGAGGCTCAAGGATAGCGGCAATGCGCTCCTCTTTGTTGCCAAGGTTTCTAGTGGGCCTGTATTCGTCCACTGAAAGGGAAAGGCCGTGTTGTCTGATCAGTTCTTTAAGCTGCTTCACAATAGCCATCTGCGCTACGGAAACTTCTGCTCTGATCTTCCTGAAACCCCACTTACCCTGTGCGGCCATAATATGATCAAAGTAGTCGCTGATCCTGTCTGTCTTGAACCTGTCAATATCAATAACGTAGATGTTGTTGTCAGAATCAATACCGACTGTTACTAGAGCAGTGAAGTCAGCCTTGCTTCTGAGCGAGAACGCAAAGTCAATTGCTGCGAACACGTTCAGTCTGCGGCCCTTATACTTCCAGTAGCCATCGTCCTGCTTGAGGAACTTGGACTCGAAGTATTGTAGCTTGTCTGATCCTACGGGGATGTTGTCCGGGTCACTGGGGTCATTGTAATACTGAGCCCTGAATTGCCCCTTGTCGAGATACTTACCGCGCTTCTTGGAAAGGGTGGCTATATCAAAACCAAACCACTTACCGTCCTTGCGCTGCTGTCTGGGCCACAGGAACTGGCCTGTGCCATCCCCCATGTCCTCTACTGGACGCTCGAATATCTCGTAAATCTGTTCTTCACCTACAGGCTCGCCATCCTCATTGAACAGCGTTTCCTGCATTTCCATAATATCGTTGTACAGGTCCTTGGAATGGTAGCGCGTACCTACGACCCACTCTCTTGCGTCTGCACCCTCAATGGATGAGAGCAGTGAGTACTGGCTGGCTACCTTGTTCCTGCCCTCTACGGTCAATGCGTTCTCGGCAACTACAACGTCATCAAGTACAGCAATGTCGCAGTGCAGCCCTGTTAGAGAGGTTGTCAGGCCACCAGTGAAGATGGATGGGTCCCTGACGTTCTCTCTCTTGCGGAGGGGGTGGTCTAGGGCTATCTCGGAGTTAGTCCACTTAGCCCGCTTCCCTTCCTCTTTGTGGATGTGGTCCGGCCAATACCTGCGGTAGATGTCCGAATCCATAATACCTTTGATGAAGGTCAACTGCTTCTCTGCGAGGTTAGCAGTCGCTGAAATATAGAGGACTCGTAGCGTAGGGTCCTTCGTCAGTTCCCAAGCGACACGATACGCTACGAGCCTTGATTTACCGTGATCCCGTGGGAACAACAGCAATTGGAAATTCTTTGCGTCTGGTCGTGTCCACCATGACAGAACTTCTTTGTGGCAACTGCCTAATACTTGGGTAGGGGCAACAAGGCTGATGAAGAACTCCAGGTCGCTCTCTGCTGCCTGCCGAATCTCATCAACAGTTGACATTTAAAATCCTCACAAACTCCAAGATGCAAAATGTCTCATCATAACTGACCCCTCACCCACGTCTTGAACTGGTTGATTGTGATCTCCGCTTTGCCCTCAAGTGCGCGGATACGATTCTCTTGCAGGAAGGCGATTTTCAGCAAAACCCTCTCAACGGCACCCACATCGAGGCGCGTCATGGTCGCTGTATCCGCAGCCTCTTTTGATGCTGCAATCTCGGCATTGGTGCGCGGGCGCGTGGCTTCATATTCATCCACCTGCCGAGCCTCAATTTCCGCTCGGGTCATTTCGACCTCAACGCCGTTGACTAGTTTTTTCATCCCTT